GTTTCATACCTATTACAAGAGATCGAACGCAAGGAAAAGGCGCTACAAGAGATTGTTAACACGGAAGACTTACTTACTGGCGGCACGGCGGAATCAATGAGAAATCGCGCTAGGGAAGCCCTATAAGCCCTATAAACCCAAGGAGGGATAAGACGGAATGAGGAAACTTAGCCTGTTCTCGGGGATCGGCGGAATTGACTTAGCAGCTCATTGGGCCGGTATGGAGACGGTAGCATTTTGCGAACGTGAACCCTTTCCTCAGAAGGTCCTGAAAAAGCATTGGCCCAAAGTACCCATATATGACGATGTATGTACATTAACAGCCGAAAGGCTAAAGGAGGATGGAATCATTGGCCCAGGTAGAACAATTGACATTATTTCAGGAGGATACCCTTGCCAACCTTTTAGTAATGCCGGGAAGCGACAAGGCAAGGAAGATGACCGCCACCTCTGGCCAGAGGTATACCGCTTATTACAAGAAATCAGACCCCGTTGGTTTGTTGGTGAAAATGTTGCTGGACACGTCACTTTGGGCCTCGACGATGTGCTTTCTGACTTGGGAGACATCGGGTACACCGCACAACCGTTTGTTATTCCGTCTAGTGCCGTCGGTGCCCCACATCGAAGAGATCGAGTCTTCATTGTGGGCTACACCGCAAGCCCGGGATTTCAGGAGTGGAGACAATCCGGATTCACCGAGGAAGTCGAGAAAACAGGAACAGGGATGGAGCCAGAATTTGAACGATCAGGTGAAGATGTGGCCGACTCCAGTATCATCAGATCACAAGCGCAGGGGGCCGAACAGCAAGCAACAGGGACTTCCAGAGACAGTGAGGTTGTGGCCGACCCCGAGAGCGAACGATCCAGAGAAGCGAGGGAATATCAACCCAGAGGATCCGAGAAACGGATTACCGGGTGCGGTGAAACTTTGGCCAACACCAACCACGAGGGAATGGAAGGGGCCGAGAACTCCCGAGGCGTTAGCCGCAACCGGTCGGAGCGCAGAAACAAACACATTAGGGGACGCCATTCGAATGAGACAAGAGGGTCAATTGAATCCCAATTGGGTGGAGTGCTTGATGGGGTTTCCGATTGGTTGGAGCGATATCCATGGCCTGCCGGACAAGGAGCAGAGCAATACGAATGGGAGCCACCAAGAGTAGCAACAGGCGTAAAGGATCGTGTAGGCCGGCTGAAAGCATTAGGTAATGCTGTGAATCCGGTGCAGATTTATCCGATCCTAGCAGCCATAAAAGCAATAGATGATCTTCTTTAAACAAAGGAGGAATGAGCATGAAAGTATGGGTGTGTGAAAACGAAGATTGCAGATGGGAAGGAAAGAAGCCGGCGAATTTGGGTATACCCGGTCTTAAGGTAAAGGTTTGTCAGAAATGCTTATCTAGCAAATTACATCAGGAAGAACGGAAGAAGTAATCAAGTAAATTAATTGGCCGGACGGCCTCCGATTCGACCGAAATACCTAACGAAGTGGAGGCCGTATAAGCCCTTTATCTCTTTAGAGAGGAAGAAGAGAAGATATGAAACGTGAAATCAAATTCAGAGCTTGGCATGCTGGTCATAAATATGCAGAACCTCAAATGCTGTATGACGAAAAACCGGGGGATTGTCTGGTATGGGAAGCGCAAGGCCAGAACATAACACAGGTCATGCAATATACCGGACTAAAAGACCGTAACGGTAAAGAGATATATGAAGGGGATATCCTCACTTCTGAACATTATCCATTCCAAGATGAAGGTAAATATAACTATCATGGCGTGATTGAGTGGATTGATGAAGAGGCTTCATTCTATATGACCAAACGTCTTGCCAATAAGGAGAAACGAGGCATCTCAGATGGAATTAGTCAACCAATCGAGAGCATTGAAGAGTTCGAAGTCATAGGCAACTTGTGGGACAATCCCGATCTATTGGAGGGGTAGAAGATATGAACAAAAGACTTTGCTATAACTGCCAAAATGAAATACCGCCCGAAACAGAACATTTCTCCTTTGAGGAAGAGGTATATTGCACTGACTGCGTTGAGGTTAGACCTTACACGGCTTATTTGTATTCGGTTGATGGCGAGTATATGGGCAACTCAGAGGATAGTCTTGTTCGCCATATCGAAGCGCATGAGGATGAATGGGAGGGGTAGATATGAATAACCAAGCACAGATAATGGACAAAGAGAAGTTTCTGAAATGGCTGGACGGGGAAGAAGCAGCTTGTTTATGGGAAGGACCAGAAGGGCTGATGAAATACGACATGCTTGTTGAAACGATAAATGCTGATGAATTCGCTCCCGACACCCCACCAGTACCCACCATTAAGCCGGGAGATAAGGGATTCAAATGTAAAGCGTGCAAAGAGACCTTTTCTGCTTACGAGTGGAATCTTTCAACAGCATTGTACTGTGGAACGTCTGATGTTTCCCCTATCGAAACAACCAGTGCTGGCGATGCCTTCTTTATATGTCCTGGATGTGAAAAGGCGTCTAATCACAGGGATTTGGAGGTAGTGGAATGAGTAGAGACAGTAGATTTAACTGGAAACCAATCGCTCAAACTGAAAAAAAGCTTGCAGAATATTGGGAAGCCCGATGTGCGGAAGAAAAAGAACATTCAACTAAATTGATAGCTGATCTACTGTTCGCCTATATCAACAAAGACGAACATCACCCTCATGACTTTGAGGTTACAGCGTTCGAAAATGCAGTTGCCTATTTACGACCATACTTTGAACCACCACATTTTGAATATCACCCTAAGCTGTTTGTAGATCACTTAGAGCGCATGAGGAGGTTGACCGGGAATGAGTAGAGACTGGCAAAAGGATATGTTAATGGAATCAAATATTAAGTACACGCCACCTGAATCAAAAGAACTTCCTGACATCGAAGAATTGAAGAAGCGATTAGCTGCCGCCCAAGAAGAAATAGCCCGTATCAACTGTGACTATTATGCAGATAAGCAAAGGTTCCATGATCGGGGCAGGGAGTTGGAAGAGGCGAAGGAACGGGCAGATAAGGCTGAGGAACGGGAAAAAGTCCTGAAACATGCATTCATAGTTTTATTGGGGTATGTACCAAAAACAGCTCGTGTGGCGCTTGATTTCGATGAAGTTTTGGCATCCCTTTACCCAAAGGAGGAAACAAAATGAAACGGGAAGAGATATTGGCTATGGAGTCAGGTAGAGGACTGGACGCATTAATTGCCGAGAAGATTATGGGTTATGAAATGTACGATGGACTAGCAGCCTATCCAAAATATTATATCCCAGACTATGGACGCACTTATATGCGTGATGTTCCTTTTTACTCAACTGACATATCCGCAGCATGGGAAGTGGTAAAAAAGCTCAAAGAAGATAATTGGTGTATAGCCCTTAATTCAGACTATGAAATATGGAGCGTTCTCTTTTATTGGGATCCACATAAACAAACATTTGAATGTGAAGCTGATGAAGCTCCTGAAGCCATATGTAAGGCCGCATTACTGGCAGTATTAGAGGAGGAAGAAGCAAAGTGACTCGTGAAGGGGACAAAATTAAATGGATTGATGTATTCGGATACGAAAACTATTTCATGGAAGGTCGAGACGGTGACGTATTCCACCTAATCCCCGAAATGAAAGACGAAGAAGGGGATTCATGCGTGCGGATTTTATCCAGTCAGGCAATTATTGAGATGGCTGATTTGTTGAGACGAAAGGGCGGTCTCAACCTTCCAGGGGAGGAAACAGAATGAACACATTCATCGGACACATTAGAACAAACAAAATCGACTTTGGCGATTACGTCCACTATCCATATGGAATGTCTAAGGAGTTGCACATATATAAAGTGGTCAAAGGTGGCATTAAATCTAACTTTTATCGAGATGTACCAGACTGGTTCCACTCTAAAGACACAAGTCATGATGAAGTGGTTCCGTGCTTGGACATTATCCATTGTGGAATTGATGAAACCAAAGTAATCAGGGTAAGGGAAAGCGACTGTATCAAAATTGAACCTTTGGGGGTCAAGGAGGTATAACAGTGACACCTAACACAGATAACATCCAGTTGAAGCGCCATGAGCTGGCGATGTGGGAAAACGATCTCGCCATGTCGGTGAATGATCTGGCCTTTGCTGAAAAGTACGGAGACTTTGGCGGAACGGAATGGTACAAGCACAAAATCCAGTATGCCCAGACTAAGATTCTTGAACTGACAGAATACCTGGAGCATGCAAGGAAGACGAAAGGGGCTTAGGGACATGGCCAGAAAGGTTTACGTATCAAGCGACATGTCGGAGGATGAAACACTGATCGACATCGCCGAAATCGATCCTGTGGCTAACCTGCTCTGGCCGTGGTTTATCACAGCCTTTGATGATTGGGGGCGGGCACAGGCAGCACCGAAACGGATCAAACATTCCATATTTCCTTCTAATGATATGGTGACGGTCGACACGATCAATAAAGCACTTTCCTTATATCACGATCATAGACTCATCCAATTATATGCAGTAGACGGCAAGGAATACATGAGCATCAACCCGGAGAAATGGTTCAAGTGGCAGACACATATCCGGAAGGAAAAACGTGAAACGGATGGATCGAAATGCCCTCCGCCCGCAGATGACGACAACAGCGCGCAACCGCGCGCGAGTGCGCGATATATCGCGGAGAGTAGCGAGAATGCAATCAACTTAGCGCCCCTTACTACACAAGGCGCGCGCGATAGCGCGGGATTGCGCGCAAATCTCACAGATTGCACACCTTCACTTTCACCTTCTCCTTCACCTTCTATAAAACAAAGTAGTAGTAGTAGTGGGGGCAATCCGTTCTCTCTTTATGAATCTCACAAATTCGGAAAAATAGACGAGCTAACAAGAGATTTCATATGCGAAACAATCGAGGTATATACCGAACCTTTCGTGGTGAGAGCCATGAAGGAAGCAGTCATCCAGAACAAAATAGCATGGAGCTATGTACAAAGCATTCTCAAGCGCTGGAAAGAAACGGGTCACCCTGAACCATGGACACTGGAAAAGCCGGAGGCACCCAAGAAGACAATACCCTTTAACAAATATCAGAAACAGGAAAAGCAGCATATCCCACTTGCAACAAACGAACCGACAAATGCGCCAACGGATGAAGAATTCGCAGAAATGATGAGGTTTGCAGAAGAGATGAAACGGAGCGTGAACCAGTGAGTAAGCGAACAAAAAATACAAAACGACCAGTCAGTTCAACAGTCTTTAGACAACTGGTCCCAGCAAAACAGCACCCGAGGCCGGATGAATTACTTCCGGCTTTGGACAAGCCTTTACCACATGAGATATCGGCACATATCGCAAGACTGAAGGATCAGGGAATACCGCGGACGCAGATAGCTAAGACGGTGGGAATCCCGAAGGTACATGTAATTCAGGAACTTATTCGATTAGGAGGATGAAGAGATGATATGCCGCATTTGGGATAAAGAAAACAATAGATTCTGGGAAGACGTAAACGAGGGTTACAACGGGAAGATTGAGCAGTTGATGGTTAGCACGAGTGGCGAACTGATTATGCGGACAATAGACAAAATGATTCATGAATCTTTGTTTCCTGGGAGATTTACCATCAGTTGGGGCACAGGGATAAGGGATCGTAACAATCAAGAGATATATGCCGGAGATGTTTTGCATGTTGAATACATGTTGGTTGAAAACGTGGCACCTTTTAACTGTCTGGTTGAATGGGATAAGTTCAGGTTTGCAATGCGCAACTTAGATTTTGATAAAAACTCGGCATATCCCAGCTTTACGCCATTATATAACCTTGATCCATTTGGGATGAATATCGAAGTCATAGGCAACATCTACCAAAACAAGGAGCTGATCTCATGAACGCATACAGCAGAAAACACACACCAGTACCAAGACCCTATGAGCCGGGAGGAATTATCAGCAAGAGTGAGCTGGAACGGTCGAGGGAGTCGCTTATAGAGCGCATAGCCACTCCTGAAGAGATGGAGGAGATATACCGCGTCTACGGCCGGCCGACGATGAAGCTGAAGGATCGCAGAGGCTTTGGAGGTGGCGCAGCATGAAAGAACGGATGCTGTTCTGGTTACTGGTCAATGATCAGATTGAGGGCGTGGGTACCTTGAGACAGATGGCAAACCGATTGAATAAGCACTGGAAGAGCAAGCGTGACGTTTCGCGGATTGTGCCGGTGAAGAAGATATGAGGCTGAAACTGAGCAAACACAAATACGGCGCCAAGCAAACCACCTTGGACGGGATCACCTTCGATAGCAAGATGGAGGCTGAATATTATCGGCAGCTCAAGTTGCTGCAGCAAGGGAAGGTCATCACGGACCTGGAGCTTCAACCGACTTTCGAGTTGTTAGAAAGCACAACCTTATCCAACGGGAAGAAGATCCGCGGTATCAAGTATAAGGCTGACTTCCAATACAGAGAAAACGGCCGGCTGGTTGTTGTGGACGTAAAGGGGGCAAAGACAGCAGAATTCAAACTCAAGGCAAAGCTATTCTATCACCGGTACCCTGACTTACAGCTAAAACTAGTGACCAAGAAAAATGGAAGGTGGTTAGAGCTATGAATGGAAGATGGATCAACCTGGGGCGTGACGAGGCCCTTGTAGACGAATCAGGAACGGTTGTAGGCTTTGTTAGACCAATGGATGAACAAATATCCTTCCGAGTTCGGTTGTCGTTCTATGAAGCTTCTAGGCCCCTTAAAATCGATGGTCATAGATTCATAGGAAAACCACCGGACCGGAAGGGAGCGTGATGGAAACGGATTTGAAGTAAACGAGAGTAAACAAACAAAATATTGAGTAAAACGAAGAAAATACCCTATTCAACCACAAAATATGGTATAATAGAGTTAATAATTAACTATTTCGGGAAAATGAGGTGTATGGGAGTGTCAATGATCAAACAATTAAAGCAACAGATTGAGCAGGCGCAAGCAGAATTGCATGCTGAAAACCAACGGGGGGCCTTGAAAGACAGTCACAAAGTAACGGAGCTTGAAGGAAAGCTTTTGGATCTATCGCAACAGCTTGATGTAGAGCAACGGCTGGCTGAGAACGAACAGGTACATGAGCAGCGCGTGGAAGAGTCCCATAACAACATCGCAAATACATTGGACAATCTGGTGATTTCGGGCGTATCCATGCGGGAGTTGTTCTTGAACGAGACTCGCGAGAGCGCAGAGATCGCATATCAGGCATTCCGCAGCGTGTTCCAAAAGATGATGATGGACGAACAAGAGGAGTCGTTGAAAGAGATTAAGGCATGCAAAGACGAGTTGGCAGCACTTAAGGTTGAGAGTGAAACACAGATTAAAACCCTGCAAAAACAATATGATGACCTGTACGAAGAAAATGCTAAGTTGCGATTTGAAACTACTGCCAAACAGCATGAACTGGAAGAAACAGAGCGTAAACGCGATGCGGCCGTAGCAAGAGCAGAAGAAGCCGAAGCAGAGGTTAAGCGATTGGAAAGCCAAGTGGATGATCTGCGCAAGGATGCAGCAGTAGGCCCGCGGCGTGCTGTTGAGGTTATCGAGATCGGATCTGAAGCAGCGATTGAAGCCTGGAAGCGTCAGCGTGAAGAGATCGAGGCGAAGAAAAAGGCCGAGGATGAGGCTAAAACCCCGATATACGATCTGGAATGGGCGGATGCTAAGCACAGCACCTATAAAGCGAAACTGGCAGCGACTGACGAAGAGATTACCTTCAGTTACCTGAGCAAAGGCAACTACCGGGAGGTGACAGCCCAGGAGGCGGAATCGTTTCGAAGAGCCTACCAGGAATCCCAACGTAGTCATGAAGATATGGCACAACCTAGGGAAACTGTGGAAGAAAGCACAGTAACACCCATTCGTCCGGAAGGCAGCGAGGAGCACGGATTGGATCAAGACGACGCTAACGGAGCGTTGGAAATTGAAGCAACTGGAAGCGTTGAAGAACGTCTTAAAGCGCTCGAGCAACGAGTGACAGCACTTGAGGCAACCAAAATGGAGCAAGGAAGTGCAGCGTAATGCGCGGCTACAGACGGAAATACATGATCAGTTGGACTTGTCAAGGTGCGACTGGTCGTGAGTTCTGGATTATGGAAAGAGCAGGAAAGGTATCTTCTGCCGATATTAGACGGATGGAAGAAGAGATCGCTAAAAAATGGTCCATGCCGGGCCCTGTAATCATCACACATGTTGATCTAATGAACTGAGAAGGAAGGGGCGGCGTAATGCCGTCTTTTCTCTACACGAGGGTATGATTACAAGTAAAAACTCGGAGGATGATGAAATTGGATAAATTAATCCCTGATGGTTATGTTTTGAAAGAGATCGAATATAAAACCAATGAACCTGATAATGTTGATGAAATGATCAAACATTTAAACGGCATCCTCTTAGATAGATCCATACCAGAAGAAAATAAGCAGATGGTTAGAAAACAATTTGATGAACTTATGAGAATTAAACAAATAACGATGCAACCACCACGAATAATTCTGGAAAAATCAGAAGAGTGATCATGAATAAAGAGTACTTAGTACGCCATAAAGCAACGGGTGAGGTCGGAAAAGTCAAGAATCGGACGAAGGAGCATGTATTCGTGCTTTGGAAGGGAAGCAACATTGCCATACCATATCGGGAAGAATGGCTGGAGAAGATTGAGGAGGAGGGAGAACATGAACCAGGACAAAATAACGGAACTGCTTAAGAATTACCCATACTATCGTTACGCTGTACGGATGTATGAAACGGATAGACCAGTGGCGCTGAGAGCAACGGAATACAGTGATATGCCAAGGGGCGGTGGATTCGGTACCAGAGCGCCTAAGTTGTTTGGACTAGCAGATGAAGATGAATTGGACTATGACCGATACAAGAAAGCTGTCGTCCATATCGAGGGAGCTCTTGAGACGCTAACGGACGAGGAACAGAGTGTGATCAAACTGCGCTGGATGGATGAATTATCGTTGGATCAGATTGCCGATCGTAAGAGCTACAGTCGTTCAACGATCAAGCGGACGCACAAACGGGCATTAGCCAAACTTACCATTTGTCTTCGGTTTGTGGACATTCCGTATATCGAGGAAATCACAGTGGCATGATGGTCCATTTTTGAGCCCTAAGTGAACTGTACCAAGTGATATAGTTGTATCATAGGGAACAGATGATGAATACGAGATGGCTGTACGCGCGGTCCGTGTTCACATTGTTTCTTAAAATTAAAAAGTCTACCGACAACCCAGCACGACCGAGCCCCGCGGGATATCGGGGCAAACCTTGGTGGATTGTAGACTGGTTTTTCCCGGGCTACTTCACATATAGCCAAAAGGGAATAAACAGATCGCATCCAACCATAAAGGATGCAGGGTGAGGAAAACGGGAATATCAAGCGATTTCGAAAGCTCTCAAAGGATAAGTCCCACACCTGGGAGGAAAGGATCTGCCCCGAGGCACTGTGCTAAACGGAGTAGGTAGGCTAAATCTGGTGTGCCTAGCAGAAACGTTAACGGCGGCCTCGACACAACAGATGGGGAGGTCGCTTAGGCACAATCTATGGAGGAAATGGCGGTCGGCCTCCTAGATTATCAGGGATCGCTAAATATGAAGAGAGTGACAGTTAATCGCTGTTGCTCTTTTTTGTTTTTGCCGAAGGCCATCGTAGCGACCGAACAACCCAACGAAGTGGGGGCCGGATAATGTTTAATCAATTCATACAAGACATGATACACATGACAGAAGGAGAGAGGTTCATATACTACTGGCCGTTATGGGTAACCATCATCGGATTGGTAGGTATAGGGATCATCATAATTAAACGGAGAAAGTGAGAAAGGAGTGATCACTATGGCTAAATATCATAATTACACCAGAGTCAAAGGTATGCAGTCTGAAATCGACGACAATCTCACGCACGAAATCAAAGAGTTGCTCAAAGAACATGCATGGGAAGTCGTGAAAGAAGAAAGTAAGGATATAAATGACGAGTACAAATTCGAAGTCATCGAAGAGCAAACGTATGAGGACGGAACCCCTTATGTGAAATTCAGTTATACATTGACTCTTGATGAGGATTAGGAGGTGAAAGTGATGGCATTGACGGCCAAACAACAACGTTTCGTTGATGAATACATGATCGACCTCAATGCCACTCAGGCGGCGATCAGGGCAGGATACAGTAAGAACACAGCATCAGAAACGGGATACGAGAACCTCAGGAAACCTCAGATTGCCGATGAGATAGCCAAGAGGCAGCAAAAACACGCTGAGAAAGCCGAGATGACCGTAGAATGGGTTCTACAACAGTACCGAGACATAATCCTCAATACGAAAGAAGCAGAGCCTAATACGGCTCGTGGAGCGCTTGACAGCGTGGCGAAGCATTTAGGCATGTTTAAGGAGCGTATTGAACACAGTGGAAGCCTAGGCGTTACGATCGTAGATGATATCAAATGAGACTATCCCAGGTAATCGCGCCTTCATTCCACGAGGTCCATAAAGATATCAAAGATGGAGGACATACACATTACTGGTTAGGCGGCGGACGCGGAAGCACCAAGTCGTCATTCGTTGCGATAGAAATCATCCTTGGTATCATGTCCGACCCCAACGCCAACGCAGTTGTATTGCGTAAGGTCAAAGACACATTGAAAGAATCCGTATTTGAGCAGCTCACCTGGGCGATAGAAGCCTTGGGAGTTGAAGATTATTGGCACATACCAGAGGCGAAGTTGGTTATCACCTATAAGCCTACTGGACAAGAGATACGGTTCAGGGGTGCCGATAAGCCGAAGAAGATCAAGTCCATGAAGTTCAGCCGCGGATATACAAAGTTCATCTGGTACGAGGAAGTAGACGAATTCACCGGAATGGAAGAAGTTCGGATGATTAACCAATCCCTCATGCGGGGCGGGCCGAAGTTCACGGTGTTCTACTCCTACAACCCACCGAAAAGCGCTAACAATTGGGTGAATACCGAGGTGAAGCTAACCCGGGATGATCGCCTGACACATCACAGCACCTATTTATCGGTGTCGAGAGAATGGTTAGGGGAACAGTTCATTGTTGAGGCTGAACACCTGAAACTGACCAAACCACAAGCCTATGAACACGAATATCTCGGCATGGTCACGGGTACTGGTGGCGAGGTGTTCGATAACGTGCAGATCCGGCGTATCAGCAATGAAGAGATTGAAGAGTTCTATAACATCCGCAGGGGCCTTGACTTCGGTTATGCGATTGACCCGTTATCCTATACGGTGATGAATTATGATCGCAAGCACAAGCGGCTGTACATCTTCCATGAACTATATAAAACTGCGATGTCGAACTACTCGGCATATCTGCATATCACAAGTGAAAATAAACGAAATGAAGTCGTCAAAGCTGACTCGGCTGAGCCTAAGAGCATCAACGAGTTAATGCAGTACGGCTTGTTTGTGCATCCGGTAAAGAAGGGGCCTGACTCTGTTGAGTTTGGAATCAAGTTCCTTCAGAGCCTGGAGGCTATCATTATCGACGATAAACGATGCCCGGAAACAGCTAGGGAATTCCTTACGTACGAGCTGGATAAAGACGTACACGGCAATTTCAAAGCGAAGTTCCCGGACAAGAACAACCACTCCATCGATTCCGTGCGCTATGCCATGGAAGATGATATGTGGGACTTTATGGAGCGCATGCAGGCACGTAAGGCGCCTGAGACACCGTTCCCATTCCGGACGGCAGAGCCGCAGACAGGAGGGTATATGCAATGGTAGATGACGCTGCCAAGTTGGGAGAGCTACTTAGGCTCCCGAACCTGGAACAGGATACAATCACGATGATTAATCAGAAGATGCGTGAATTTATAAAAGACATTAAACCAGTACCGCCAGAGCTCAAGCAAGAGGCACAGAACATCATGTATCAATGGCTGAATGGAGCTAAGAAAGAAGGTGAATAAGCGTGCAGGAAACCGTAGCCTCGGATAAGTTAGCTGGTGAACTTGAAAAGCAATACAAAGAGGGCCTGTCCTACAAAAGTAGGATGGGCTTTCTTTCTAAATGGCCGGAATACGAGCGAATGAAAGCTGGAGATCAGTGGCCGGCAGCTACACCACAGACTGTTAACCTTCCACGTCCGGTATTCAACGTCATCAAGATGGTCGAGACGCATAAAGTTGCAACGGTCATGAGTGAGCAAATCAAAATGATATTCTCGCTGCAAGAAATGTCCGATCAAGAGGATGACGGTATAGGGGATCTGTTCAGTCGTTTCTCAGACGCAACATGGGAACGTATCAAACAGGATGAATTGAACGAGGAAGGACTGGACACTGCAGCCAATACCGGCACCGGGATATGGCATTACTATTGGGACAGTGCAGCCAAAGGCGGAAAAATCGACCCTTGGCTGGGTGAAATGCAGGGCGAAGTCCTTGATCCCATTAATGTGTTCTTCGGCAACCCGCAACAGCGACGAGTGCAGAAGCAGCCATACATCATCATTAGTAGCCGGGAGGATGTCGAGAGTGTGCGGCGTTCTGCTCGGGCAAACGGACTATCCAAGGAGATGGTCAGCCTGATTAAGCCAGATAAGGAAACGCAGGACCAAGGTTATGACATGGCGAAGGTTGAAGTTGATGGTACTGGCAAGGTGACTGTTCTCACGAAATATTGGAAAGAGGATGACGGCAAGGTGATGTTCTGCAAGGCCGCAGCAGGCATCACAATTAAGAAAGCTACAGACACCCATTTAAGTCTGTATCCTATCGCCGTCATGCAATGGGAGCGCCGGAAGAAGTCGATTTTCGGTGTAGGTGAAACGGAAGGTCTGGTTCCGAACCAGAAAGCCGTTAATTTGCTGATCGCTATGCAGATACTTTCTGTGCAGCTTACAGGGTGGCCCAAACTGTTGTACAAGTCCCACGCCGTTGACTCTTGGAAGATAACAAACACTCCGGGCGAAATGATCGAGGACAAAACACCAAATGGTCAGGGTGATGGGGTGAAATACATGTCGCCTGCAGTCATGCCCAGCACCGCAGGAAACTTGGTCGAATCCATCCTAGCGTACACGCGGCAAATGACTGGGGCTGACGATGCTGCCACGGGCACAGCGCCATCTGCTGACCTTAATGCAACGGCTATCATGCTCCTGCAGAAAGCAGCATCTATTCCGATTGAGTCCATCAAGCGCCGTTTCTATCGTCTGATAGAGGATGTAGGGCGCATTTGGGAAGATTTTTGGAAGGTTAAGTACAATCTACCACGACAAGTTGTTCTAAAGGACGAAGACGGCGAAGAGTACGTTGATAGTTTCAATGGTTCAGAGTACAAGGATGTTGAGTTTAACCTAAAGATTGATGTTGGACCATCATCCACGTACAGCGAATCTTTGGTGCTTTCTAGCCTTAACGAAGCGCTAAATAGGGGAGATATCACATACAAGCAATACCTTAACTATGCACCGAAGAACGTGGTTCCATACCGTGACCGTCTGCTTAAGGAAATGGAGAGTCAGAGTGGAATTGTCGGAGTGATTGAGCAGTTTATGAGTAACCTGACACCAGAACAGCAGGCTGAATTCAATGCATTGCCGCCTGATCAGCAGTTAGGCATTGTTCAACAAATGATTGCTCCACCACCACAAGCGATGGCACCAGAGGCGTTACCACCATTACCGCCAGCACAGGCACCGATGCCGATGCCGGTAGGGTTATAAAACAACGGGCTTCCAATGAGACTTTGGAGGCCCTTTTTATATACAAATATTGCTCCAACCATAGAGCAAGGAGGATTCAAACATGGAAGAAGTAATGGAAACCGCCAACCATAGCGGTGTTGAGGAAACACCAGTCACTGAGCAAGAGATGGTGACCACCGAAGAAACCACAATTGAAGGGCATGATTCCCTGCCACAGGAAGAGCCCCGCGGAATAAAGGTCAAGTACAACAAGGAAGAGCGCTTTGTGCCAGAGGATGAGGTACCGAATTGGGTTCAGAAAGGATTGAACTACGACAAGGTGTCCGAAAAAGCCCAGCAAGCCGAGCGTTATCAGCAAATGCTTGATCGAACAGCCAAGTTTTATGGATTTGATAACCATGATGATTACATGGCAGCACTGGAACAGGCAGAGCAAGACCGCTTAATCCAGCAAGAGGCTGAGAAAATGGGCGTTCCTGAGGAAGTCATCCGAGAGCACATGCAGCCGATGAAGCAAAAACTCAGCGAGTATGAGCAGAAGCTGCGTCAAATCGAGGAACAAGAGCAATATCGACAGATTGAATCCGATATTCAGCGTCTGTCCTCGCAATACCCGGACTTCGACAAGTACAAGCAACAGATATTCGATTTGGCAGGAAGCCGCGGTTATTCCCTTGAGGATGCATACAAGATCGCATCTTATGAGGACCGTCAGAGTGCTGCTGCCAACCAAGCAAGGCAAGAAACTATTCGCAATTTACAACAAAACGCCGAGACCTCGACCGGAGCCCTTGGGGCAGATGCACCAGAACAAGCCGCAGGATATGAAGGCATGTCTGCAGCAGATCGCAAGGCATTCCGTGAGCGAGTAAAAGCCGGCCAAACCTAAGGAGATGATTATTCATGGCAACTCAAGTACAAGGATATAACGCAACAACCGGGGTAAACGCACTAACCGCAGAACAACACACATACTATCAGGACGCGATGCTCGAGCGTCTTACACCTGAACTGGTATGGACTAAATTCGGTGAGAAGAAGAACATCCCGAAACGTAAGGGTGCAACAACCAACTTCCGCCGCCTGAACAGCTTGAATGTTGTGACAACGGCTCTGACCGAGGGTGTAACACCTGATGGCGTAAACCTGGACATCACACCGATCAACGCAACGGTAAAGGAATATGGTAACTGGACAAAGATCTCCGAATTCATCAACCTGAGCGGTTTCGACCCATTGATGACCGAAGTTGCTGAGTTGATGGGCGAGAACGCCGGTGAATCCATTGACGTTATCGTCCGTGATATGCTGGCAGCCGGTACTAACGTACTGTACGCCAACAACAAAACAGGCCGCGCCGAGATTGCAGCTACCGACACAATCACAGCGCTGGATATCCTGAAAGCTCGCCGTGCACTCAAACGTAATAAGGTCAAAGAAATCCGTCTTCCAGGCGGTGGCACAGGTTATGCAGCACTCATTCATACGGATGTTGCTACGGACCTGATGCAAACGGACGAGTGGAAACGCGCTAACGTAGACAACGGTACAAGCGACTTCAAGAACGGTGCGATCGGTAAACTGTATGGCATCTACTTCTACGAAGTTGATAACGGCGTAGTGTTTGATGGTGCTGGCGCTGCCGGCGCTGACGTATACGGTACAATCTTCCTTGGTCGCGGTGCTTACGGTATTCCGGACATCGAGGGCAGTGTGAAGCCTGATATCATCGTTCACCCTGCTGGCTCTGCTGGTAGCGCGGATCCACTGAACCAATTCAACACTGTAGCATGGAAGTGTGCATTCACTGTGGTACGTCTGCAAGAACTGGCAATTCTCCGGTACGAATCCGGCGCAACAGTTTAATAAAATCAATCTGAGGGGGCCGAAAGGCTCCCTTTTATATTTGGGAGGAATTTAACGATGGCAAAGCAAACAGAACTGGATCTTGGTCAAGCAGCAGCAAATGCGGAAAAAAGTGCAGCTCAACAGCTGAAGGAAATGAAGAAAGTGAATATCATCATTCCGGATGACCCACAAAACCCGGGGGATAAGGTGGTTCCAATCGGTTATAACGGCGTTGTCTACACAGTTCCGCGTGGAGTTGAGACCGAAGTACCCGAAGCAATCGCCAATATCTGGCGCGATTCCTACGAGCGCACACGGGCAGTCAATCAGCGTATCGAAGAAAGCACCAGTAAAGAAGTAAAAGTTCGATGACATAGGCCCCTCAAGGGGCTTTTTTGTCTATTAAGGGGTGAACCGAGTGAAATTACAGGAAATCTTGAACGAAATCGCCGAAAAATACCCGCATGACCTGTCCAATGACAGTGTGATCCGTAAGCTCAACCAGATACAAAATGAATTGTTCCGGACAACGTTCCAGGTACGTACAGCAGCCATATACAACCTTCAGAAGGACGTGTTTGCATACACACTACCATTCCCTCGCAGCAGCCTGTGTGACGTGGTTGTAGAAGGAGTAGAACTGATATATCAGGACAGCAAGAAGAATTCCAACACGGGGTCTTTTTACTACTTCATTGGGGATGCTGGCCTTGGGATATACCCGACACCGGATAAGGACGTTACAGACGGACTGGCGTTGTTCTACTACAAACGACCAACACAACTATCAAGCTCTAACCTGAACGCGGTACCGGAACTGGATCAGGACTTTCACATGCTGCTGGTATACGGAGCACTGGCACAGATCGGCGAGGTATTCCAAGATACGGCGATGATTAACAACTTTACGGCGAAATATAACGGGCTCTTGGAGGAATTCAACAAGGTGAATGACGAAACTCCGGATTACCCTGTTATTGAAGATGTCATGGGGGTGGGTTACTGGTGACACAAGCTTCTCAGAAAATTACTCAGCAATATGTTGATGGTGGTGTAATACCGGCCCATTTAGTGGGTCAGGACGCAACAAGTAAAACGTATGTTGACGGACAACTTGGAATTAGAGACAAAGATATATCTGCTGCACAAAATAGCGCAAATGCTGCACAAAAATCAATTAACGATCATAGGCTTTCAACAAATGCTCACGCAGCGCAAAACATAACATATTCAGGTGAAGTTGCTGGAGTCGGGGACGTTAAGCAAGCCATCGATGCGGTGAAAACTACGGTCGATCTAGCAATAGTCTCTGGAGATTCTGGTCCGGAAGCTCGAACCGCAAGGTACTCAACTCCACAGAACAAAACGTATCCTTCTTTGAAAGATCGTCTCGATGCCTCTGATACATTTGAAATAGACATCGAAAATGCGGTTGCTATAAAAGCTGACAAGTCGTACACAGATTCACAATTAAATTTTAAGCGAGACAAGTCAACAAAAATTAACTCCGAGGATTTAAATACATCTCAGGATTCTTTAAAAATTAAACTAGTTAATTTGTCCGATGAAGTGAAACAAGCGATGGCAGGAACAACGCCTATAAATGCAACTCCAGGGAACAAAGAAGTTACGAGGGAGAAGTTAGCCGATCATGCTGTTAGCGACCTACAAATTGAAAATCAAGGAATCAGGTTAGATAAAATTAATAACGATGTATCAAGATTTGATGGTTATGTGATATCGGCAAAAGGAGGTAGCCTATCTGTTAGCAACATAAGGGCTGCATTTTTATTTGACCTTTTACCCGTTGGCATTGTAGCAACAACAGCAACTACATTTACATTCGAGGCGTGTTTTAGATGCTATGATACAAATTTAAAGCAATTCTCAACACGACACTATTGGAATAATAGTAACGTCGCCAATGATTCGAGTGGAAATGTCAGTACACCCACTCTACAAGTGGTCAATTACGCTGAGTTTATTAAGTATTCTGTGACATTTACCTTGACAAACAACCAAAGATATATTCACTCATTTGTGTTTGCGGATTTACTTAATCCAGCGTTAGTAACAAACCTGGAAGTAAACTCGGTTACTTTACGCTGTAATGGGTTTGAACTTGCGCCACAAGGGTACGCCCTATTCGGCCAAAATACAACGGACTCTATTAAATACCTTGAGTTCAAACCGAACAACTTAATTAGTATTTCTGATTTCCGATCAATCGCATATCAGTCGAGCGAGAAAACATGGAATGTACTTGGTGATAGTTTATCCGGAAACAGTTCATTCACTTCTAAGTTTTACCACGAAATTGTTAAAGAAAAGTTAGGGATATCGACTGTAAATAATTACAGTGTTGGAGGTACAAGCATTACGGTTCGTGCTGGTCGCAATGACTCTTTCTTAGAACGATTTCCTTCTATGTCGGATGCAGATTTTATTACCGTTTTTGGCGGCACTAATGATGTGAGCGTTCCTCTTGGAACGTTTGCGGACACAAGCAATATGACATTTTACGGCGCTGCCAAATTACTAGTTGCTGGATTAATTGAGAAGTATCCCGGGAAGAAAATCGGTTTTATCTTGCCGTTACAGCGTTATGACAGTGGCAACCCCAACATTAACCCCTTAGTTAAGGAGAGAGTGGATGCTTTGAGAGAAGTGTGTGAGTTCTACTCAATTCCGTATATCGACCTATGGCGAAATGGCGGTATTTATCCGGCCTCGACTCAAGTCAGAAACGTTATGATACCAGATGGTTTGCACCTAAACACAGCAGGACATGCTTTCATATCGTCTAAAATTGCTGGTTTCTTAGAAGGGTTATAATAGAGAGAAAGGAGAGACTATATGGAACCCTGGGTATCATCACCAAATAAAAGCAAACCGGTCATTGTTACCCTGGCCGATGGCATCAATCAATCCGTAGAATCCATAGAGATCAAGGACAGCCAAGCGCTATCTGCGGTCAATGTGGATTCTTTTTTATACCCAACATTGCAGACGGTAGATGGTCATATGCTTCACAGCCAACACACGGGATATATTAACCGCTTGTTCAAGTTCAAGAACACTTGGTACTGCGGCAACGCAAAAGGGTTGTATAAGTTCACTGGTTCGTCTTGGGCGGCTGTATACGAGTACGGAGGAACCGATAGCGACCGTCTGTGGGACTCGGCCCAATTCTTCGATGGCAGTAAGCTTTACTTCCTCGACGGATATATGCCACTGCAACAATATGACGGTTCGTCATTAACAGCCGTATCCGGTGCGCCAGTGAGCAATTACCTTACAACTTACGCTAACCGGTTCTATCTCGCTAATAAGAATGATAACCTCCTATCGTATTCCGGACTTCGGGATGCTACCGACTGGTCCAGCACCAATAAGTACACCGGGACGGGGAAGATTACAGTGGAGACGCAGGACGGTGAGAAGCCAACAGGCCTAGCAAACTTCGCTAACCACGTGCTGCTGTTTAAGCGTTACACCATGCACAAGCTATTCGGTGAGGACACCACAAACTTCAATATGACACAGCCTTACGGAGTTGGATGTATTGCAGACCGGACCATTGTACCTACGCGGGACTCGCTCTTTTGGCTTGGGCCTGACGGATTCTATGACTACATGGGCGGCGCTGCTCCGACAAAAATCAGCGATCCCATAAAAAAATACATTGAAGACATTCATATGGATTACGCCCGTCACTGCTGCGCTGGCACAGATGGGCGTTTTATTTATCTTTCGCTAGTGAGAGGTTTGTCCACCGTTCCGGACATTACGTTAAAGTTCGACCTTATCACCCGGGCATGGTGGCCTGTGGACTTCGTGGCAACATCATATTTCCTAGATGGTCAGACGCTGTATTTCGGCACAGCTGACGGCAAGATCATGCGCATGGGTGGACAATCCTTCAACGGTTCAGTGATCAACTGGAGCTACGAGACCAAGCCATTCAGCACAGACGAGATATCTAGGAGCGCCATACACCGGCTTTATGTCGTAGCTGATATCGAAGTTGGTTCAACCCTTAATGTGGCCTATGCAGGCGGTACAGAGGGCGGTGCGTGGACGGTGGTAAAGACCGTGAACAATGGCACTGGGATGATACAGAGTATCAAGATACCGATTGTGGTTCGGACGCCTGAGTTCTGGTTCCGGATGAAGTTGTTCGGCACAGGGAAGGTGAAGATACACCGACTGATACGAGAGGTTTCAAGGAGGGGTGCATAGTGGCGAATGTGCAATTGCCAAGCTTTAATACAACGCCAACGGATATAGACAATGCTGGCATGAGCGAACTGAAGAACGTTGTAAAATCTCTGCTTAATAGCACGATCCAATTGAATGAGGAATTGACTTATCTGCTGAATAACTTGGACACCCGAAATGTGAATGAACTGAATGCCGAAGTTATTATTGCTGGGTCGATTACAGCGGATAAAATACAAGCAAAGTCTATTACGGCAGAACTGATAAACGTTAATGAGTTGTCGGCTATCTCAGCTAACTTAGGTCATATTACGGCTGGCTTAATTGAATCTATTGAGATATTTGGATCATTTATTTCAACTAACCGTTACGGGTATCCAAAAGTCGAAATGAGCGATACGGATGATATGATAGGGGCGTATAAGAATAGCAGTAATGCCATTAAAATTTATAGTCCGGTAGATCGACTTTCACCAATAATTCTTTTCACAGCGAATGGAATAAATTCATATTTGTTCTATGACCCTGCAGATAATACATTCAGTGTAACCAGTAATTATGCGAATATCGATATTTCTACTCAAGGAGATATCCAACTATACGGTAATTCAGTAAGATTGTCCGGGTGGAATTCACTATGGAGTAACGGCGAATCAAAGACTTTGAGGCAGGAACTAGATGCCATAGACCAGAGACTGCGAAATCTGGGTGGATAGTTAACATTAATATAAGGCTGTGTTATATTGGAGAAAATTGGCGAAAGGAAGATATCAATGAAAAAAATGTTTGTTGGTATTCTGATCGGGGCATTTCTCACTTTATCAACCACAGCATTGGCAAGTGGAGTCAGCGATTTGATTGGAAAGAAAGTCGATGGTGTCAAAAATGTTAGTTTAAATGGGGATTCAATCGGTCAGGCAGTTATAATTCAAGGTAAAAGCTATTTGCCAGTACGAGATTTAGCTGAAGGATATGGAAGTAAAATAGAAATACAGAAAGGTGGGGACATTCTTTTGAGCACACCGACAGTTACGAACAATAATCCAGAGGAACCATCTCTTCCGGAAGATCCGTCCAATCCAGTTGAGCCATCTGATCCGTCTGATTCTTCAGCTGATGTTTTAATAAAGAAAATAGATGACAAGAAATACGAAATAGAACGTGCTAAATCGGAAGTTTTAGGATTAGAAAAGCAAGCTATCGAACTCAAAGAAAGAGTAGATCGTAATAAAGAACAAGGTGTAATCGGAGTAGCGAATACAAATTATGAAGTTATAACCAACCAGTTAAAAAAGGCAGAAGAGAAATTGAGTACGAAAGAAAAAGAACTCGCCGATCTCGAATCCCAGCTGGCTGAGTTGCAGAAATAATTAATAATCAAAGGACCTTCATCCGAGGGTCCTTTTTCTATTGCAAAGGAGTGAGACCATGGCAGTAAATGTGAAGAAGCTTGAAGAGATGACCAATCCTTTTGGCAAGGTTGTCAATAATTCCCAAGATGCTGCAGCTATTCAGAAGTTGGCACAGCAACGATTGCAGAATACAACGGGCGCCCCTCAAATTCGTGGAACCGTCACCTCAGTGACAAAGCCTTCTGTCCAATCTGTTGCGGCGAGTGCATCTCCAACCGCCGCAGCCAGTGCAACGCGTCCATCGTACCAACAGGAAGCGCAATCCCTGCTGGATATGATGAAATCCCGGGCTACGCAGGCACCAAGGGAATTTTCTTACGATGCTCAGTCGGACCCAGCTTATCAGGCAGCATTGCAACGGGCCCGGGCCAATATCGACGCTGGCAATAGCCAAGCACAGGCCGAGATGAACCGCCGTGGTATCCTGAACAGCACGATCACATCCGATCGTATGGGCGAAATCTCATCCAACGAAATGGGCCGAGTAGAATATGAGACTATGCCACAACTCATGCAGGCGGCATATCAACGGTATGCAGACCAATTGGCACAGGAGCAGCAACAATTCCAGAACCTTGGTGCTCTGGCGAATACGTACTTCAGTGAGGATCAGAGAGCATTTAGTAACCGGGTGTCCGAGGATCAGCGCGCATTTGATAATCGTGTGACCGAAGCTGGTCTACTCGGTAACTATATGCCGGCCGGCGCCCAAGAGATCGTGAATAACATTTTGGATCTCAAGCGGCAAGCTGAGCGAAAAGGATTAACCGCAGCTGAACGTGCTAACCTCAGTGCACGGGCAGATGGATACCGAGCTCAGTTATCGTCCATGGGCATTGACCCGAGTTTCTATGGAGCCAATGTGAACTCCAGACAGGCCAGCCAGAACAATCCTGCATTGCGGACACTCCAAGGCCAACAACTTGATATGCAACGTCAAGGCGCCAATTGGGATGCGGCACGCAGCGTATGGGATGCTACAGGCCGCCTTGTGAATCCTCAGACGGATTGGACGGGACTATTAAGACAAGTTCAGAATGGCAATGCTCCACAGACCCTAGCAGCCCAGCAGCAGGCGTTTAACAACCAGTTCAACCTAGAACAATTCGCATACCAAAAAGCCCGTGACGCGATCAGTGACCAGCAATGGAGAATGAAGTTTGACCAGGACGTTAACCAGTTCGGTCTTAATTACGCTCTTCAATCGCTATCTGAACAGAATCAACAGGCATACCGCGAAGCTCAGATTGGTCTTAGCCAAGATGACAACGCTCGTCAATGGGCTCAGTTGGATGCGACTTTAGCGGCTAATGCTGGTGGTGATCCAAAATATAACGGAATGAGTGCGAACCAAGTATATGACGCGATCAGGAGCAGATTCGTTAAAGTGGACGATAACGACCGTCAATACATCCCAAGTGACGCTGGAACCAAAAAGAAAATCTATGAATCCGTGGGCGGCATGGGCCTTCCACAAGGACAAGACGAACAGGTCATGATGATGCTTGGTCTGACGGCTCAAGATATTTCGAAGTTCGATAAAGAATATGGGGTTGCCTCGGGAAACTGAGTAGCCCCACCACCTCATCCAATGGTGTTGGGGCATATAACAATTACTACAAAGCGGTTAAGGATGCCAAAGCCAACCCGAAAAACTACACCACGGCTAGGTCGGCCATCTCAAGAGCGATTGATGACTTGGGCCTGCCGAGTAGTTGGCTTCAGCCTACGCTTGAGTTGGTGGCGAGGGAATCAAGTTTTAATTCTCAAGCGGCCAACCCGAAATCTTCTGCAAAAGGTTTGTTCCAATTCCTTGATGGTACTCGGAAGAACTATGGCGGTAGCAAGGTGAACTGGAATGACCCTTATCAGCAGGCGGTGGCCGGATTGAAATATGTAAGAGATCGATACAGCGACCCTGTAAAGGCGTTGCAATTCTGGGATAAAAATAATTGGTACTGAGGGTGATTAAATGGCGACCCGAGCCGAACAAATCCGAAAACGGCTGCAGCAAGGGGAAGAAGCGAAAGAGCGTGTGTTAAGTGGGATGTACAATCAGCCTAAAACGCCAGTGGCTACGGTAAATCCACGAACGCAGGCAATACGCAGTTATGTTCCTCCGGATCCGGCGGGCACGCCGATGAAGGATCTAATGAATCAGTTTCCGAGCATTAATCCTATGGAATCTTCACTTATGCGCGGTGTATCCGGTGACAAAGCAGCGCAACGAACCTGGGAGCAGAACAGCGGTATGAAGTTTAAACCGATACAAGGGCCGCCTGCACCGCCTCAATTATCTGAATATGAGAAAGGACTTCAAGAGATAGAGGCAAAACGTCCTGACGGGTTCTTAGGGAACCTATATGATTATACTGTTCGCCCTGTTGCTTGGGCTGGTAACGCGGCATTCTACGGCAATCCGGTTGGTAATTTCGTAACACGAGCTGTGGGAACCGGGGCTGAAACAGTACTCGGCTCCCCATCGGCTCGGCCAGGAACCACGGGTAATGCTACGGCCGACAAAATTGCAGACATCACCGGTACAATCGGCGGTGTGGCTGGCTTAGCTTTTAACCCTGCTGCAGCCGGCGTGAGAGGTCAGAACCTTGTAACAGGACCGCTAGAAGCTGCACGGGCGGCACTCAGCACCGGGGCCGGTCAGAACGCACAGCGTTTACTTTCCACGGGCATTAACAAGGTGGCCCCACGTATGTCCACGCAAACGGCCGACAGACTGGCCCGGACGGGACTTGAGGGAGCGATGACCGGGGGAATCGGTGGAGTCGCTGCGGGCCTTGTACAAGGTCAGGACAGCAATCAGGATATTGCACGTAATGCCCTGCTTGGTGCGGGACTTGGTGCGGCCGGTGATATGGCATTTGGCACCCTTTCGAACCTGTTCAAAAAGAACGGAATTTCAGAGAAGGAAGTTGCCGAGATTCTTGCGCTTCCGGAGCCTAGATCACAATCACGTATAAGAGAAGCGTCGGCTCGTTCTCAGAATGCTTATGGGGCGGATCCGATCATAAATCCGTATACATTTGAATTGCCAGATGCGTCACCAGGTCTAAGAGCCCAAGCAGCAAACGCACAAGCTGGAAGAGCTGAGGTAAGGCAGATTAACCAAACCCTCAATGAGCTGGAAAGTCAGTATGAGCAGCGTGTTATTGAGGAGTATAAATTCCTCAAGGAATCTCGAGATACGCGGAGAGGTGTGGCTCAAGGCAACTTGCAGAGGAATACTACAGGCGATGTGGTCGGTAGATCAGGTCGAATGTCCAACAATCCTCTTTGGTATCAGCAATTCTATAAAGCGAATGGCAAGGCACCAAGCAATAAGGATTTATATCAGTTGGCCAGAGATCGGGTGGATAACGGCTTCCAAGATGAAAGTGGTTTTGTCCCATCTTGGAGACAAGAGGTTGGATACGATGAACAATTACAAGCGTATCAGGGTGTTAGGGATAATCTTCAGGGAAGTATTAGGGAGATGGACCCTGCGCTGAATGTAACTGATAAGCCGATAGTAACCCAAAGTTTAAAGGATTTGCGTCGGGAAGGTAGCCCACCAAGACCGAGGAAAACTGTACAGGAAACAGCAACTTCTGCAGATATAGGCTATGTCGATTCTTTAGACATTCCGGAATTCTTACTCAGAAGAAATGGAGCGAAACGTTCTAGCACACCTGCAGACCCCTTGCCTGTTACGTCTGCTCCGACCTCGGATCCGATTATGCGTCCTGGTCAGTTAGAAGAAAAAAGCGGTCTTGGGATACTCAGTAATGATACTGGGTCCCAATTGGTTACGGAATCACGCATACGTGACCGACTATACCAGGTATTAGATAATGCTGAGAAAGAAGCAAGAGAACGAATTCGTAAACGCCGAGGACGATTGAACTCCAATCCACTTCCAGAATGGACGGATTATACGATCATTGGTGCTGCTAAGCTTGGCAAAGGAACAATAAAATTTGCTGACTGGACCGAAGAAATGGTAAAAGAATTTGGCGAAAGCTTCCGGCCTCAAGCAGAGCGAGTGTTCCAAGCTGCAAAAGAAGAATTGCGGCGCGCTGAACGATTAGCAAGCAAAGAAGGTCAAGAAGCTGCAGCTTTTAACTCCCAGGACATTGGAGATGTAGACACATTTGCACAGAAGATCAGTCAGAACCCAACTAAGAAAAAACAATCATTTGCCCAGCGTACGGAGAAAATTCGTACCCAAATGATTGATGATCTTGCACCGCTTGAGGGATTGGAGAAACGTGTAAGAGGCTCTGTATCAAGCGCAGAGGATAGCTTATATAAATCTGCACGCCTATTCCGTGGGATGCCAGCCAAGGCCAATCAGGTCGTTAAGGAGCGACTTGGACCAGTTGTAGATGCGGTAGAAAAGTCGGGTTTCAGCACGTACGAACTTGGTTATTACACTCTGGCCCGGCATGCTAAGGATGTAAATGCAGCTGGTTACAAATCAGGATTTACCAATCGTGAAATCGAGTCCGTACTTCAGCGATACAACACGCCAGAGATGGAAAAGGCACGTCAAGAGCTGGTGAAGGTTAACAATGATATGCTGAATGAATTGGCGGATGCCGGGGTTATCAGCCGAGAATTGTACAATACTCTGACTGATAGATGGAAAAACTATGTACCTTTATTCCGGGCCATGGAAGATGAAGGCGTCGAATTCGGTGGTGGATTATCAAAGGCTTTAGCCAATGTGGCATCACCAATTAAGGCGTTGAAAGGTTCTGAGAGAAAAGTTATCGACCCACTCGAAAATATGGTCAAAAATATATTTCAATCAACGAGTGCAGCCGAACGAAATCGCGTTGCCCAGCAGCTGGCTAGATTAGCAAAAGACGATGTTGAAGAAATATATATTCGCAAGCTGGGCCCAGATGAAGAAGTGGGACGTAAAAACGTGGTAAATGTGAAGGTCAACGGCGAGAACGTGAAGTATGAAGTTGAGCCGGAAGTGTATAAGGCTTTGCTAAACTTGGACCAAGAATCCGGGAATATGCTTATCCGCATGTTTCAAAAACCTGCATCTTTACTGCGCGCTGGTGCCACACTCACACCTGAGTTTAGTTTGCGCAACCCAATGCGTGATATCATGCAAGCATACGTTGTCAGTAAGTCGGGTTTTAATCCGATCACAGATTTCGGAGCTGGTCTGATTCAATCCATTACAAAAGGCGATCTATATAAGCAGTGGGTCAAGGACATGGGCGACTTCGGGAATGTCATCTCAATGGACCGTAATGTCCATAAAGAGGCACTTAAACGAGTATTAAAAGAGAAGCCATCGAAAAAATTCGTTAACATTTTAACAGGGAAGTCCCTGCTAGATCTACTAAGAGTGATTACAGATACCACCGAATCAGCTACTAAGGTCGGTGAATATCGCGCGGCATTGAGGAAAGGAGAGTCTCGGCAAGAGGCGGCTTATCGTTCCCGTGATATTATGGATTTCGGTCGATCTGGTGTGAGTATACGGCAGATGAACAAGGTAATCGCCTTCCTGAATGCAAACTTACAGGGTAAAAGTAAGCTGCTGAGGGCCTTGAAAGAAGATTGGCTAGGCGTGACAACTAGAGCTGCAGTTGGGGTGACGTTGCCTACGGTGGGAGTATTCTTCTTACAAAAATACTATTCTAACGATGTTCAGAAGAAGACAATTGAAGAGTCGCCTGACTGGCTTAGAAACAGCTTCTGGCTTGTGCCTGTACCTGGGACTGACCAAGTGGCCAGGATTCCAAAGCCATTTGACCTAGCTGCTATCTTTGCTAATGCGCCAGAAAGAGCGCTGCAATATGCCTATGACAAAGACAAGGAAGCATTTGACGGATTTGCCAAACAATCTTTGTCAGAGGCAGCTATCCCGGTTCAAATCACGGGCTTGCTTCCGTTTTTCGAAGGGATGGCAAATTACTCATCCTTCAGACAAGGTAGCATCATTCCAATGGCGGAAGCAGGTAGAGAATTCCGAGATCAATACGATCCGGTTAATACAACAGAAACAGCCAAGCTCCTCGCCCGCGGAGCTGAGGCGTTAACAGGGGGGGAAGGAGCTTTTAAAAACTTTAGTTCCCCGCGCATTATGGATAACACAATCAAGGGCCTGACGGCCGGGTTGGGAACCTATGCTACTAGCGCTATCGACTCTCTGTTAGAGGGGAAGGTTCTAGGGAAGCAAGTGTATAAGCCTGTAATCGATAAGCCGGAGAAGCCGGAGAAACGAATCGAGCAGAGGCCACTCGCGAAGGCGTTTCTTGTTGATCCACTGCAAGGCGGTAAGTCCACCGAAATTTTCTATGAAGCACGTGAAAAGCTTACTAAACAGAAAAATTCCGCCAACTTTAATGAAACTAAGTTTGATTCTGAAAAGAAACGAACACTCAAAAGATTGGATAAAATATCAAGCAGCATGAGTAATATCACTAAAGAAATCAGAGCAGTTGAGAGAGACACAAGCCTCACTCCAGCACAAAAGCGGAATCAAATCGAACCACTCATTCAAGAACGGAACGAATTAGCGCGCAACGCCGTTCAAGACTATGACTTGAAGAAATACAAAAAGTAATATATTCACAATTGTTCCATTATGAGATACAATGAAAATACAAAACCGGTAGCACCGGTCGAAGAGAGTCCAGGGGATATTCCCTCGGGCTCTTTTTGTTTTGGGGGAATCATGGAATATATCGATATGGAGGAAGGCGAGTTAGAATGTGCCGTATCTCCGGAAGTTTTGTATAGGGTAATGTTGATATGTGGTCCCGAAACGAGGGATATGCTGTTATATCCGGTGGTGGAAGATGTACGACTTCACGGTGGATTTAATACACACGCTATTTAAGAACGGCCTGACCCTCAGTTCGCTGGGGGCGGTCGTTTTTCTTATTCTCAAGCAACGAAAGATGAAAAGCCGTCTCAAGAAAGTCTTCCCGTGGATGTTCGGGGATGACAGCGAGATTAAAGAATATGTCCGCAATCAGATCGTGATCATGAAAAACCAAGAACAAATCATGCTTGCATTGGGGGTGGAGCCATGTGTAAACATTTCGCCAGACGAACCGCAAAAATCAGCCAAGAAGCAAAGGAAGTACTTGCCATTATCTTGGGGGATTATTACCTCTGCCCGAAGTGCAGAGAGTTACAGAAAACGGAGGGATTACAAGATGGGAGAAAAGCAACTAATTGATGCCGGCCACGGGGGCGGGGATTCGGGGGCTGTGGGTGTCACTAAAAAGCTAGAAAAAGATTTCGCCCTAACGATGGCCCTAAAGGTAGAAGATCGACTAAAAAGGGACAAGAAGGTAAAGCCCTTACTTACCCGGTCTAAGGATGTATATCCAGATCTCAATGAGCGCGTGAGGATCGCAAACAAAAATAAGGTGGACAGCTTCATCTCCATCCATGCCAACAGCAGCGGAAAATTAGGCAGCGCTACAGGCACAGAAACGCTCTATACCCGGGAGGAAAGCAAACCGCTAGCCAACATCATTCATAAGCATTTGATTGCTGCTACAGGCCTGAAAGACCGCGGAGTGAAGTACCAGAACATCCACGTTACCCGAGAGACCAACATGCCTGCAATCTTGCTGGAGGTTGGATTCATCAATCATCCAGACGATGAAAAGAAACTGTTCGACCCAGACTTTCAGGACCGTGTTGCAGACGCCATTGTTGCCGGGATATATGAATACTTCGGTATCACTATTGAGGCGCCGCAGCCGGTCATACCGATCCGTAAGGAGATGGATGTCACAGTCCACACCGACCCTATTGGACGATTTACCGGATACAACATCAAAGGAACCACTTGGGTACAAGCTCGACCGATTGGGGATCAGCTCGGCGGTAAGATCGGATATGTGCAAGGGAAGGTAACCATCAACGGCGAGGCGGTTGAGACACAGAACATCGGCGGAGATGGATATGTTACAGCTCGAGACCTGACCAGATTGTTGGGAGCCCGCATCTTCTGGGACAAGAAAGAACCACACAAGGTTGATATTTTCATTAAATAGGAGGGATGTTCGATGTTTCAATCCATTATGGAAGCCATGCAGCCGGTTATCACAGCGATTGTGAAGGACCTTATCACGTTTGTAGTATTAGGATTGCTTATCGCTTATGGTCTGCTTAAAACCAAAATCCTGTCGTTCATAAAGAATGAAATGTTGCACCGGATTGCTTCAGAAGGATTCGCTCTTGCCGAGACTAATTTCAAGGAACTTGGCAGTAACGGAAAATATGATAAAGCTTTTAAATACACTTCTGAAAAATTGGGAAGATTTCGAATTAAAGTGACCGATGATGAAGTTAAAGCAGCTATCGAGAAGGCATGCCTGGAGTATAATTCAAAGAAGAAAGTGGAGATTAAGAAAGCGAGTTAATGTCTGAGCCTGCCGTTATCGGTGGGCTCTTTTTTTGTTACAATAAGGGAAAGGAGATGGTGTAGGTGAAATTTCCATGGGAGGTTGAACTTCCTGAGGGGAAGGAATATGGATTTATATTTAGCATTTCCACTGGTCGCCAATTAGACGTATATGGAAAAATACATAATACCCCAAGAAAAAGATGGTTGATATTTAAAGAACCTGATTTTATATATAAGCATCGAATTGTAAAGAAAGCTTTGGGTAAGGAGGGCACTTAAATTGTCAGTCCAACCATCACCATTCATCAACCTCATAGCTAAAGAAGTGGCCGACCACATGATTGAGACAGGACAGGATCCAGACTGCACGCCTGAGGATATCATCGAGATGGCAGCCGATTATGAGCAGCTGCAGAAATGGCGGATCGATGCACTTATGGCAAAGAGCCCGGATGGTGTTGTGAACGTTACTGTATTGCCGCCTAACCCAAAGGAAGGGCTAGTCACTTTGGTGGATTATGATGGGTATACCTACCGATATTATTTTTGGGGCGGCCACTGGAGATGTGTTGAAACGAGAAGGACGGGGATGTTTTAG